ATGACAGGAAAAAGAGCAAATCAGAGAAACAATAGCGTGTATCATCGAGTACCTTCCGGTCCTCAATTAGAATCAAGTAGTTCCCCTGTAAAAGATTTTTCCTGGGTTGTTATGGGTAATCGAACGGGAAAACTTCGTTCAAAGTCTGACGCTGACTCAGAAGCGTCCGCAAGTACTACGGCTAGTACCGCGCCGTCGAAAAGCAAAGTTCCCAGACGGAAAAAAGAGAAAACGACATCCGATGAAGCACTCACCGGAGGAAAACCTATAGCCCATCCTATCGGACCAAGTTTTTTGGCCGAATGGTTTCAACACAGACTCATAACTGTTCCAGAAAGCAACCGAGATATTGAAAAAGACCTCCTTTTGCTCGGAATGAAAGTGAGATTCGTGGAAAGATCATCAAACCCCCATGCGTTCAGTGCAGCATGCCGTGAATATGCAACACAGACAGTTCTTATGCGAGCCGGCCGCGGCACGCGTGAATTGAAAGTGTTGGATCTTTTTGGAAGTGCTCGCACACGTATCTTCGACCCCTCATGTAACGCACCTTTCGTACGCCTCAGCGACAATACACCGTCGCGGGATCTAAAAATCGAAATCATCGCAGCGCCAGATACACCTATTGCAGGTGATTCTGCCCGTGGAGATAACGTAAGGATTCCCTTTCAAGAGACAACCGGAAGGTTCGATGTCGTGTTAGCAATTGACATCTACCAAAGTGGTTCAGACCACAGAACAGAGTTTTCTGAAGAGTTTGCGTCGGAAATAATTTGCAAATACTCTAAAGATTCAACGATGTATTGGATTGGTAGACGTTTTACCGGTTTAGCCGGGGCTGATGACCCGATTGGAGGGACCAATGATACTGACAAATACGTGGAGCAAGTTTTTATCAGAGACCAAGACGACATGATTTTGTCATCTCCGGACCGAGTTTCTGGCAACTACTCTCCGCACCCGTCACCAGAATGGATGTTTTCGCGTGCTTCAGGCGCGCTTGACATAGCCATAAAACAAGTGGTGGGGCCTTATTATATCATCTGTATATCAGTAGGCAAGTACAACCGTATTCCAATCGCTCCCATGCCGCAACCCGAAGGAGAGTGCACAACTGTGCGCATTCCCGTCGCGAAGCGTCATTGGTTGTTCAGATCGTTTTTGGGATCAGTTGAAACTGAGACAACTTTTATGGTCCATTGGCCCACACTTTCCGCACTGTCGCCTCGCGTCATCGGGAAGATGCCATCTGGACAACTTTACGATATCGTTGGCACGAATGTTACCAATGAATTTTCTAAAATCGTATGGTTAAAAGAACTCAAACGTCGATATCCAAGGTTCCACTTTCGACTGGTGAAACAGACTATTTTAGCAACGATGTATTATGATAGAGACGATAGTGCCACCATTATTAGTGGACTCCGCGAAATGCACACCTACTCTGAGTGGGATTTATCGCGTGGACGCCAGGTATCAAACCCTTTCAACGTCCCGTCGCCTCTCATTATTATCGTTATTAAAATTTCTCTTGGGCTAAGCGTATTGTTTGTATTTTTCAGCGCAGTTGTTTATTATGAATTTCACATTTTAATTTTTGACTGGTTTCCTTACTTTCTTCTACCATGTGTGGCCCTTATCGGATCATTACATGAGCGTACAAGGGAGAGGTTTGATACCATGATAAACAAAACAATAGGGAAAGTTATGTCTATGATCAAGAAATATCGCCATTCTAAAACGGGTGCTTGGATACTCCCATGTGCCCCTGTAGTTTCTGCCGTTTTGGAAGAAAGCCTTGCGATATTCTTTCCGCGAGTGGCTGTGTTTGGAGCCCTTTGCGAGTTTGTGGTCCGAGAAGGAAAGACCAGTTCTACACTCATGATGCACTTCGTCTGTCAGATGTTAAGATTGTGTGGGTGGGAAGGCCGTCTGCTTGCTCTAGTCATCCATGTTGGTTGGAATGACGTATTGAGTACAGATGAAAGTCCGAGTTTTCGCATGTTTTATGAAAACTACAAAGAGGGAGTAGTCCATCGGGCCACGACTTCGACCATTGAGGAGATTGATGAGTTTACAATCCTCCCATCGTTTACCACGCGTTTTTCTGTAGGGCCCGAACATTTTAGGGGTACCATCAGAATCCTGGTAGACGGGAGTGCTGTTTCAATCGGGGAAGCTTTCGAACAACTTGGCCGGCCGGAAGGACCGAACCACACGTTTCCAATCCTCATTACAAATCGTCTGTTGCACCAACCATCAAGAACAGACACCAATCTCTTGGCTGCAGTATTGCTACGAACACATGCAGACCCTTTTAGAGAATCAACCGATAATAAAAATGAACGCCACGCACGTTGGAATGATCTTTCTGAAATTATCATTAAATTGTTTCCGCGGTTACATGACAAACATTTTACGGTTGATGACAACATAAACCTTATGGGGAAGAAAGGCCAGCGATTATTTCGTGCCTACCATAGTGATGTTGTGGGTCATACACAGAACGTTGGCAAAACTATAAACCTAAAATGGAATGAGACTATTTCGGCGAATAAACAAGTACTCGGAATGGTGTCAATGAAACCCCGCGCAATCCAGAATTTACCTCCCTTGGTTCATGCCAATATGGGCGGATTTTCACGTAGTTTTAATCATACTCTACATGAATTGTTCGACGGAAGAGTTTTAAACATTGCAGGTTATGCAGTTCGAATTTTTTATGCTTCAGGGTACACGCAATCACAGTTGTCCGAAATTGCCACAGCAATTGTTGAGGGCGATACCGTAGTTGCTGTTTCTGGAGATGATTCTATCGTTTCTTGGGGTCCACTCTGCTCACAATTCGGTGGCGAAAGCGACCAGAGTGCGTTCGATCACACCCAAGACGAAGGACCCATGTTAATCTTTATGCGCCCAGTTTTGTTACATTTGGGTTTTCCAGTTTCATTCATTGACGAAGCTTACGCGGCTTGTTCCAGTGGATATACACTGAAAGGAAAAAGATTATTTGCTAAGGGCTGTGCAGGTGTGCAAATGCCGACGGGCATTACCACGACCACCAGTTTTAATTCGCTCTCTACTATTTGTATGTATGTTTGGTTATTCGTGAATTTTTCGCGGTTGGAAGGCGATGTCGCCCACGCCGGAAAGGAACTCGGATTTACCGTCAAATATGCAGAGGCAGAGAATATAAACACGTTGACGTTTCTTAAAGGTTGGTTTCAATTTGACGGTTTTAACTATCAATGGATGCCACTCCCGTCAGCGATTATAAAACTTGGCAAAGTGTTGCGCTCTCCGATAGAAATTACCGGCTATCGCAATAAACATGGAAAACAAAAATTCGAGTCAAAGAAAGCTATCAGAATGTGTGCCTACGCCCTTGCTCAGTCCTACGGTACTGTTGACAAGGATTATCCCATTCTTGGAGCCTTCATTCATACACTTAAGAGATTAGGAACAGAGCCACACCATTACTTAGGTGAATTGCAGGAATCATGGAAACCGTCGTTAAGTGGAATCCGTGTCGAGAGACAAGCTGTTTTCGAGTCTATATACGCTCGATATGGTATCGAACCCGATGAAATAAATTCCTTTGAATTGCTATTGGAAAGTGTGCAGAGTTTGCCAGCGTACATTGAACATCCTGTATGCGACAAACTGTGTGATATCGATTACTAATTATTGGTAATCGGCACAAGGCAACGGGGGTGCTTACTTAGTAAGTGCCCTACGGGAATAAACGACCCCGCCTTCGTGAGTTGTGGACGCACCGATTTGATCACGGTGCTTCACGGGCAACGAAATCCCCCTGGGAAGTTAGACGCTCCCACCCGCGTGAGTCAGTGCAATAATCCTCTATTTTCCCCTATTTTCATAACGAAAATTTATTTCCCTTTTAAACAATGCCAAGCAAAAAGAAAAACCAGAACAAGAGTAAGAACCAAAACAGATCATCAATCCCGAACGTGCGCGGCCAAGGTGGTTACTACGCTGATAATCTTCTCCCACTTCTTCGTAAAGCGTTTCCTCCGGGAACGTTCTCGAACGTCGGAGCAGCAGCCTCAGGAACCATAGCCAAGAATTTAACTGGATCGAATCAAGTAGCGAATTACGCCTCCAAGGGAGGTGGCTATCTTGGATCCCGCCTAGCAAAAATTGTCGGTTTTGGAGATTACAATGTCATCAACAATAGTCTTACGCAGAAAGGTGGTGCCATTCCGGAAGGTATGGAAATGCCGTCATTCGGCAATGGAAATCATTCTACTGTTATACGACATCGTGAATTTATTAAAGACATTTTGGTCCCTACTACACCCGCCGCTTTTAATATCCAATCCTTTATTATCAATCCAGGTAACAAAGCTATGTTTCCATGGTTGGCTTCTATTGCGGCGCGGTATCAACAGTATAAGGTTAATGGTATGATTGTGGAGTTTAAAACTATGTCGTCGGATATAACTGCAGGAGGTGCTTTAGGTACCGTCGTCCTTGCAACTAATTATGATGTCATTTCGTCCGACTACCGTGATAAGGTAGAGATGGAAAACAGTCAATACGCCTGCAGTGCAAAACCTTCCAGATCTCAGATCCACGCCATTGAATGCGACCCAGCGCTAACGGCATCTAAACTTTTGTATATTCGTGATAATTCACGTTCTACCGAAGACTACGATGCTAGATTCTACGACCTAGGTAAAGTGTTCTTGGCTACGCAGGGATTGCCCGGTACCGCAGGTGCAACTTTAGGAGAATTGTGGGTGTCTTATGACATTACGCTTTATAAACCTGAGATTGCAGACTCTGTCGGAACTGGAATGCAGTCCGTCGTTGGAGCTGGATCTGTTACAAAATCCGATCCGTTTGGAACCTCACCTATTTTTTATGGAGACCAACTTTTGGTAACCTATCCAGGTGCTAACTATGATACTTTGAAACTGCGATTTCTCGGAGACTATATTCTTATTGTTAACCAAGAAGGTGTTTCAGTTGGATCAACTGTGTGGCCGGCAGGCTCCCCGTATATTCAACCTTCATTAGTATCGGCATCTATTGGCACGTCTCCCACTACGACCATCAAAACTTATATTTTTGCTTTCACCGACCCTAATAATAATATTCTTAAATTTAATTTAGCTGGCGCCACATCGGTCGCCAAGTTTTCCATTCAGCTCATTGGAACTAACACGCTACCTTATTTTAAGACGTGGGTCTAGAGTTGCC